TCAACTGTATGTTTAGCGTTTGTGACATCTCCAAGAAATGCCTGTTCGGTAATGTTATTGAGTTGTCTCATCATACTCATTGCTGCGTTTTCAGCTGCTGAGTAGTAGTTTTGTTTCTTCTCTGTGTCATCTATATAGACAGAAGCATATTTGAAGGTATCTACTTCAAGCTCTTCGTCTGAAGATGTGAAATCTTTGTCGTCTATATCTGAACCAGGGCTATATGTTCCGGTGCTAGGTTTAGAAAGAATTGGTTTGTGAAACTTTCTTCCGTCTTGTGCAAGGGCGGCTTGTGCCTCTGTTCCTGCAAGAAAGACGGCTGTGTTTTCAACAAACAAAGTCTTCTGCATTTCCTGACTCCAGAACTCTCTGTTCAGGTTTGATAGTGAATTTGCCATACTTTAATTTTATTAGGTTATTACTCCCGCACAAAGTATGGTCTGTCTTTATTGGTTTTTGAGAAATTCCTTATACTCATCCCATGTCGCTCTCCCTTCTTCGGTAGACATATCTACTTGAGGAGGATTAGCTGGGTCAAACTTAACTGACTTTCCTTTGTTTGTGCGGCTTATAGTGGCGTCTTGCACTTTGGCGGCCGCTTCTATTTCCTGTTTCTTATACAAAACATAAGGATCTTGTGCAGCTTTTTTAACAGAGATGTTATTAAGTTTAGAGATTTTTCTAACTTCTTCTTTTAGTTCTTCTGGTAGCTCCATATCTTCTAATCTTTCTTCTTCTAAAATAGAAAGTATCTCTGACTTTACATCTTGTTGATTGGTGGGTTTTGGTTCTTGCTTTGCCTTTTCCCTCCAATTTATCTTTTGGCGGATAGCTTCTGAGAGTTTTTGTTTTTGAGATAATTCTCTCTCAACAAGTTTACTAATAAGCTCCTCATCATCTTCGTCTATTCCTAGTTCGTTAATGATGTAACTTCTTACTTCGTCCTCATTAGCTTCTACCACTTCCTCCTCTTCAGGTGTTTCCTCCGCCGGAGTAGCGTTTTTTGTGTTTTCATCCATAGGATTATTTTGCCCATTGGGCTTAGTTAATATTGTGTATGCAATAAACCTTTGTTCATCACGACACTGTTAGTGCGCCCAAAAACCCCTGTAAGGAATTAGGCACACAAATAATGCCACAATTACAGGGGTTTACTTAATAATAATAATTCCACAGATTTTGTCAAGTGTATATTCCGTAATCTGATCCGTCTTGCTTCTCTCTTCTTCTCTCTTGTATTTGTCTGTTCATTCTTATTTCCATTAAAGGGTCAGTGTTTACTAAACTTGAAAATCCGTATCGTAATGCGTCCATACAATGATTCCATACTCTCTGCGGTTCTTTGGTTATCTTCCCGTCTTTATCAATCTCCCATAAGTAGTTTCTGTATTCTTTGATAAGGTTAATGCTTCTTTTGGTCATTGATATTCTTTTCTCTTGGACTATCTGTATTCCATATCTTACTGAGTCCTTACCTTTTACTGCCGGAACAGCATCTACTCCGTTTAACTTTAATTCGTCTATGCTTTTTGGTTCAGCAGAATCTGCTACTATCAGTGCTTTTGGTAAATCCTTGAATATGTCTGCTATCTGTTTGTTTGTTAGTCCTTTCTGATAAGTAACTTCATCTAATATGTATCCCCCGTTATAATAATATATTGCCACTATCGCTGTTGGGTCGTTTGTATATCCAAAGTCCATTCCGTATCGTTCTAATTTTGCTTCGTGCGGTATGTTCTCTACTACTTGCCAATCGTTGTATATTTTACCCTCTAACTCTCCTAACTCTCCTAATCCGTAAACTTTCCACCATTTCTTTCTGTGTTTGCGTGATTCTATACTATCAACTATTTCTTTTGGTAGTGATTCGTTGTCTTTGTAAGTAAGGATAATAAAGTCGTGTTCGTGGTTGTGTTTAATATACTCGTGATACCAGAACTCAGCTGTTGGGTTATAATCTGCAATAATAAGGTTTTTGGTTCTTACCTCTAATTGTTCGTATGCTTCAAATGGTATGTTGTTGCACTCGTTTAAGAATAATCTATCTCTTCTTGGTCCTCTTACTTTACTTGGTTGATCTGCTGAAAAGAACTCTATTTTGCTTCCGGTTTCAAATGTGTATAGATTGTCTGTTCTGTTCCACTGGCTATCCTTGAAGTAATTGTGTGATTGTAATATATCAAGAAAATCTCTCCTTGCTCCTCTGCGTAAATGCGGAAAACTCTCTGATACTATACTTGTTAATGTTGGGGTTTCGTCTGATTGTGCTAATGATATTAAATACATCAATGCACTTATTGTTTTACTGGCCCCAGTTCCACCTTGCAAAAACCTAATTCTCTTGTTTAGGTTCTGAATCTTTTTGGTTGCTGTTACTATTTGATACATTTTGTAAAAGTGGTATTGGTTTGTTACCTGATGTTATATCTATTTTATCTCCATATTTCTTTGGCATTATCTTTGATAAATACCACTTGCGAATTTCTATTCTTAATCTGTCTCTTTGAACTTCTCCGCTTCCAATGTCTGCTATTTCTATTAAAGCATCAAACATATTTTCTGTTCTGATGTCGCACGCCTCTTTATATTGGTGTAAAAACTCTTCCTTATTTGGATCCAAAAGCCAAATATGAACAGTTTTCCTACATGGCATATCATCATCACTGCATATCTTTCTTAAGCTTTCCCCGTCTGCTATTCTTTCACAAATATTGGCTCCTATCTCTTTTGTATAAATGCTTGGTCTGTGAGCTGGTTTTTTTATAGCGTTCCTATTATCGCTAGTATTAGTATTGTCCATAATATTATTTTAACTTATATAAGTTATGTGTTGTTCCCCAAAATTGGTTTGAATATATCTTTCCGTTTACTTTGTTTGTTTTCCCGCTGTGGTGTTTTGGTAAAAATGTAAATGGTGGAAGCATGCTATAATCGTTCTTTTCTATCTTTGACCAAAGGAGTGGGCCTGTTTGTCTCCACGAAGGGTTTATTTCTTTTACTTCTCCTATCTTTTTAATATACTCATCCATTGCCGGATGGTTTGGGATACATCCTATTACTGCGTTTGATACTAATCTTATGTTGTCTACAAAAAAGTTATCTGCTTCGTAAACTGTAAATAAATCCCAATCTGTGAAGTAAGCTCCTTCTATTGTTTCTAAACACTCACTATCTGCGTCAATGTAAACTCCTCCGTATTTTTTTAGTATTTCTACTCTTGCTACATTTATTGCTCCGCTGTATTTTTTCTCTTTGCAATACTTATCGTATATTTCTTTGTTTTCTATATCTAGTTCACTTATTTTCTTTTCATCCCATAGGATGTATTCCCAGTTTGGGTTTTTGTCTTTCCAAGTTTGCATTTCTTTTGGCGGCTTCTTTTCTCCTATCCAGCATTGATGGATTATTCTCGGGATAGATATTCTTTCCTTTAACCTCCCCGTCCATAATCTTGGCAAGTGTCCTTTATCTGTGAAGTATCCTTTGTATCCCTCAAAACCACAATGATAGTATTCTCTGTCTGCATCGTGGAGTATTACTGTTCCTTCTGGTTTTAGTAGTTCTTTTGCTTTTATAAGGCATTTTCTTCTGTTTCTTCCGTCTATTATGATGACATCAAACTTTCCTTTGATATCAAAGTATTCTTCTTTGCTTTGTTCTGTGTAAATAACTTCTACATTGGGTATTTTCCAATCTGATACTTTGTTATACCATTCTTTGTTGTGTTCAACTACTGTCCACTTGTAGTTTATAGAGTTCTTTGTAAGAAAATCTGTGAAGTATTTTGTACTGTTCCCTGATCCCCACTCAAGAACATCTAATTCTTTGTATTGAGATAATATATTTTTAATATGGTTTATGTCTGCTTCTGACATGTCTAATGGTTTTGTTTCTTTGTTGAATAACACTTCTGTGTTGTCTGCTAACCGAGCGAATGATGCCCATCTTGATTTCATTGGTTCGTAGTGCAACTCTGCCATAAACTCTAATGCTTCTTTGAAGTTTGGGTTTATTCTTATGGCGTGTGAACACATCATTCTTGCATCATCTCCTCTGAATAAATACCAGTAGCATTTTGCTATCATAAGGTAAGAATGTGCTATCTCGGGTTTCCAAGTGGCTCTTTTGAGGTATTCGTTATAATACCAGATGGCCTGAATATAATTTTTACGATAAAAATATTCTCTTGCTAAATAAAATATATCTCTTGGTTTGTTTTCTTTCTTAACAGCTTTTTCCATTATTCTTAACATCCTGTCGGGGTCTAATTTGTGTGCTGGGCTGTATCCGTATTCTATAACTATTCCAGAATTATGTCCTTCTGCTGGGGTTATTACTTCGTGTCCTATCCCTACCCACTTCACTTCTGGTATGTTTCTAAATATTCTTCCTAAATTATGAAAATTATTCCCTGATTTCATTCTAACGTGAAATGTTTTCTCGGTTGTGGCATTCTTTATTACTTCCCTTACTTCATCTACACTACTTATTAGTTGTTCGTCTGCGTCTATTGAAATTATCCACTCTGTTGTGCATTTAGATTTAGCGTGATTTCTTGCTTCTGCAAAGTCATCGTTCCATTTATAGTCAGTGTAAACTTTATCTGTGTATCTTTTTGCTATTTCTACAGTGTTATCGGTTGAACCTGTATCTACTACAACTATTTCATCTACTCCCTTAACGCTGTCTAAGCATCTTGCAAGACACTTTTCTTCGTTTTTAACTATTAAGCAGGCTGTTATTTTCATATTAAATACTCGTTTTCGTTATCTTTTTCAATATCTTGAAAATCATCTATTGGTTCTAATATCTTCTTTAGTTTGTCTATTGCGTGTCTTCTGGCGGTTATTTCTATTGCTTTTTGTTCTTTGCTCCACGATTTTGGAATATCACTTACACGATCTAAATCTCTTATTAGCCCTATTATAAACTTTATCAAATCTAATCCCTCCGGAGAGTTTTTAATTTTTCTTATTGTTGAGTTTTTCATCTTTTAATAGTGATAATACTTTTTCCATAATTTCTATTCGTGCGTCCATTCCCTTTTCTTCAAGTGTTTTTAGTTTATGCTCTAATACTTTCTGTAGTTCGTTTATCTCTTTGTTGTGGCGGACAGCTCCTATTGTGTTAATCCATATACCAATACTATCTCCTAATTCAGAAACCTTTTCACATTTTTCTTTGAACTTGTCTTCATTAAATGCCATATTCTTCTTTTTTTTCTTTTATATAATCTTCTCGCCTTTTACGCCTTAATCTTTCGTCAATCTTTTCCGGATCAGTCATTTCTAAATACATCTCTTCAATTTCATCTTTTAGTTGTTGTTTGCTTTTTCTCATACTCCTGTTTGAACAGTATCAAATTCACTTACTCCTTTTTCTTCCTTGTTTTGAGTTGGTTTTACTAATTGGCCTTGTTGTTCAACAGGAACTGGTGGTGGAACTGCGAGTCCTCTCATTGCATAAATCTTATCTAATAACCAGTTTCTTCTAAATTCATTTGTTTCAAGTTGTAATGCTGATTGAATTGTTTGGTATTCGTTATCAAAATCAACATTTTCTCCTGTAACAGTAACCCATAATCTTGGAAGCACGCTTTCCCATATCTTTTTAGTGTTTTTAAGTACTGGGTCTTTATCAGCAAGTTGCTCCATTTTTGCTTGTTTAATAGCTTCTGCAACTTCTTCGGTGTGTGGCCCGATGTTTATTAGGTTGTTTACATACCATTCATTTACTTGTGCTTCTCTAAATCTGTTTAAGAATTGAGCATCTCCAGTAAGACGGATAATATCTTTTCCTTTTATGTTCTTGATAAAGTGTGGGAGTATCCATTCTTTCAATGCTCTATCGTATGCTAAGCCGAGTTTCTGTCTTAATAGGACAAATAGTTTGTTAGCATTGGTATCAAGCAGTAATCCTAATCTAAATGGCATATTAGCCCCTTTCATTTCTTCTCCACTAACAATTTCAAAAGAGTTAGCAATTTTATCTGCGTCTGCCATTACTCTGTTCCAATCAGCTATTAGTTGGTCTAATCCTCTCATTCTTACGTCAACCTGTGATAAATCTGCTGATTTAACTATATCTCCATTAGATATATCGGTTAGTATATTTTGTATTGTCCTATTGTCTGTTGATCTAAAGATTACTCTACTAGCCCATTCTAATCCCCTTGCGAGTTGGTTTCCTATTTCGTTCGCTCTTATTTGGTGGTCAAAAAGTAATTCATATAATCCTTCTCTAAACCATTTTCCTTTGTAAGAACCTCTGTGAGCTTCAATGTAATAATCGGACATTTTCCCTTTTAACTCTTCTGCATATAATATATACTTTCCTTTCTCTGTTCCTTTTTTCAGGCCAGCTGCTATTACTTTTCCTAATATATATTTTTCATCATTTCCTCCGCTTCTTCCTTGTGCTTCATATAATTCTTTTTCAGTTAATTCTCCTGTGTATTCAAAGATTTCATAATAAGGGTTGGTTGTTTCCCTTGCTGATGTCCTTTTAGTAGAAGAGAATTGTTTTTCTTTGCATTCTTTTATGACTTCATTTACATTCTCCCAAACACCTTCTTTTGCTCTGATTTGTGATTGTGTTAGCTGGTGTCTTTCAATTATTCCTGTTTCATCAACAGTTTTTGCAGTTTGATTTGTTATATATGTGTTTGCTGGATCCCAAGTGTCATAGCCATCTTTTACTTTTTTAAGCAATAAGTTACCTACTCCTGAATACATTTCTGTATTATTGTTCATCTCTTCTGCTCTTCCTGTTTCCCACATCCATTCTCCTAATTTAGCATTAGCAATCAAAACAGCAGCAAAATCTTTTACTGGGTTTTTAGAAAATATCAGTGGGTTTTTGGTGTCTATTCTTAGATTTTTTACTTCGTTGTTTACTCTCGGGGTTATAATGTCAAACCAGTATTTGTATTTCCCTTGTTTATCTAATTTTCCTTTTGGGTATAGTTTGTTTTGGAATTGAGATATGCGCTTTACTAACTTGTATTGAGAGTAATGCACACTTTCGGAAATTTCGGTAGTACTGTTAAGGTATTTTTCAGTTTCCTGCTCAATTGTTTTAATTATTTTCATCTTCAATTATTTGAAATATACTTGATAATTGCTCTACGCTTATGTCTTCTGGCAAGTTTTTTTGTTTTATTTTATATGGAACAAAGTTGCTCTCTTCTTCTAAGAGTTCAGTTTGTTCTTTTATTTGTTTATTGCGGTAGTCAATCTCTTTTTTATATTTGGATTGCAGTTTTTTTAGTTCTTTTTCAAACTTTTCTTGATCTTCTATCTGGTAAGATTGAGTATTATTGTCTATGTTGGTTTTTATATTTGGTTTGCCATCTTTGTTTTTCTTAGCGTGCTTTTCGGCTAACTCTGCTCTTTCTTTGTCATACTTAATATACTCTTCTGTTGGTTTAGCAGCATCTTGTAATGATTTTATAATGGGAGTTAACTTGTCTATGTTTCGTGCGATAGAGTATGAGAACTTAACACCTTTTAAGTTCCCTAATTTCTGCAATGAATTATATAGTTTTATAATTTCTATATTTTTTAATTTCATATATTGTTTAGTTATCTTAATAATAGTTATTTTTACAATTTTGTCAATAAGGGTGGGGGCTAATAAATTGTTTTTAATATATGTTTCACTACCTCACACGAAAAGCCGTTACCCAGTGCTTTGTATCTTTG